GTTCACGTTTTTGAACCGGCCCTGCCCGAAGCCGTTGTCGATGGCCATGGCAACAGGGAGCGTTTGCAGGTCGGCCGTGATCGGCAGGCCCACATGCACGACGCTGGCCTCGTTGTCGAGCTCGATACTGCCGCTTGTCACGACGCGCTGCGGACGCACGGCGCCGTCAGCCAGGATGGAGACAGTCATGCCTTCGAGGTGCCCGAGCCCGCTGATTGTCGTCACCGCTGGCCCGGAGTATGTCAGGCCCGAATCAACGAAGAATGCGTCTTCGGCATCGACAAACTGTCGCGAGGCCATGCGCTCAACATAGCGCTTGCTTGAACCGTTGATCGTGCGCCGAACGATGCAGTACAGCACATCCTCCGAGCCCTCAGCAACGACCGCGCAGGACTCAAAGGTCCCGTCCGTGTCGTGCTGGTGCCAGGCCCCGATCTGCTGCTCCGGGACGTAGGTCAGGCCCAGCAGCTTGCCGACACTCGACACCATCCAGACGATGGGCTGCGGGGCCTTCGAGTACGCCATATCGACGATTTCGTAATTGTCGAAGAGGTGGGGGGCGCGCAACGACAGGTCTCCGGTGATGAACCCGTTGGCCTGCCAGTTGTAGCCAAGCTCCCGGATGTGGCCCCCGCGTGCTGCGCTGTATAGCAACGTGTTATTCACGATGACAGGCTGCACGTTGCTGGCGCCGACGTAGCTTTGCGGCTTGACCGAGATCGACGTGGGGGTGATCGCGTCCGAATTGACCGAGGTGACGCGCCACTCCGCCGAGCTGGTCAGCAGCAGAAGCTGAGACAGCGGGACGATGTGCCGGATGGTGTTTGCCTCGCGGGCGGCAACGCGGAAGCTGATGCGGTCGTCGTCTTTGATCGGCAGCGAGTAAGACATATCCGATTCGGTGCCGCTCCGGGTCATCCAGATGTTCTGCGGCTTGTTCGTCGTGCCCGCAAAGCTGCGCCGCTGCTCGAAGTAGGACACGGCGGCAGGGTAATCGCCGGCGCCGTTGAAAACCGTCTCGTATGTCGGCGGCGTCTTGCTCAGGTCGGGGGCGATGTTGTCGTCAATGATGCTGGTGCCGGTTGTCTGGCCGATGTAGCCATACAGACCGCCCTGTAGCTTGTATACGTTGTACCGGGTCGCCCCGCTCACGGCGGACCATGAGACCGTCACAATCGCGCCAGTCTCGAAGAGGTTGCCGCCTGCGCTGCCCTGCGACGATGCCGCCGATTCACTCACCCCGTCCGCAGCCACGGCCGTGACCACGTAGTAATACGTGTACTTGACCGCGCTGTGACCGGTGGCGGTAATGGTCGGCGCCCCCGGGGCCGAGATCGGCGACGAAAACGATATCGTGGTCAGCGTCCAGTTTGTCGCCCCGACGCGCCGGAGCTCGCGCGGCGCATAGTTCGGATGGACCAGGGTGAGAACGTCGGCTGACTGCACATAGTGGATGTCCAGCAGATCGGCTTCCGCATAGGGGTTGCTGATCTCGTAGGGCGTGCCGGGCGATGCCTCAAGCGTGGCGCCTTGGGTGTGGAAACGGAAATACCCGGCGCCAAGCTCGATCACCATCGTTTGCGTGGTGCTGAACGTGAAGGGGATCAGGCGCGCGCGCTTGGTGCTGTCCTTGACTTCACGCACGAACGCGAACCCCGGGCGATTCTCGGCCGGCCCTTGCACCTTGGTGATGAAGTTGCGGCACTTGGCAAGGCCGGCTTGATATTTGGCATCGTCGATGCGCCCGAACATCTCCGGGGACACCTCGCCGCCGGCAAAGCTGCGCTGCAGGATGCGGATATTTGCCATGTCAGCGCCCCGCCATCCAGCCGACCACGTGCTCGGGCCTCACGCGGCGCTGGCTGCTGTCAGACTCGACGGCTTTGGACAGATAGGCCTGCATCATGCCCGCGCATCGTTTGGCCTCGGCCGCGCCAGCGTCGCCCTTGATGATCGGCCCGGCCAGCATTGATGCAAGGTGCCAGGACAGCGCCATCACGAACAGCGGCGAGAACCGCGTCGGGTCGGTGACGGTGGCCGAATAGCGCAGCACGGCATCGGCCTGGTCCGTGTAGATCACAGGCGCCCCGCTGTCGTTGATCTCGCAGCAGAACGGCTGGGGCACGTAAGACCCGCCGGCCGAGTCAGGCACGCCCGTGCTGTAATCGTCCGTGGATTCCGGCGGCAGTATCGCAATGACGTTGAGCGCGTCAGCCGGCTGCGCGTAAGCATAGGTCCATTCGGGCCAGCCCGATGTCAGAAGCGCAAGCTGAACCCGCTTGGTGGCGAACCCCCACGAGTGCATTTCAAGTAGCGAATCCCGGGCGACAGGGTAGAAGCGGGCGCAATGTTCGGCCTGCGCGCTACCTTCCGGGGGGGACAGGCTCGCAATGGTCGCGGTGTCGCCAAGGTGCGCCAAGGCAAGGTTGCAGATGTCGATCTCGGAAGCCATTGCGGCACCTCATGAAAAACGGGGCGCACCTTGCGACGCGCCCCGCGGGTACTGCCCGGAGGCAGAGGACAGTCAGGCCTGATCGTCGGCCGGCTCAGACGAAGCCTTGCGGCCCCGGTCGGGCTTGGCCTCGGGCTCGTCGGCCGGCACAGGCTTGAACCACGAGCCCTTGGCGCCTTCCGGCACCTCGAACTCATCGCCTTCCTGGCGCAGGTAGCTGAAGAAGCCGGGCTTGGTGGCAATGACGCGCATGACGACCCCTATCAGGCGACGGTGAAGCCGCTCGGGCGAGCGATGTTGCGCTGAACGTCCATGGACATGAAGGCGTCGAACTTGCCGGCAGTCAGCGCCGCGACGCCGACCCGATAGACGATCCGGGTGTAGCGGCGCAGGCCCAGCGGCGGGCAGGCCTGCAACAGCGCAACGCCCTGCTTGACGCTGGCGACCGGGAACACGGCACCGACCAGCGCATCAGCAAAGGTGCTGTTGTCGGCCGAGTCCTGCAGGACGGCTTGCACGGTCGCGGATCCGCCGGAGGTCGCCGTGGTGTTGCACGTCACGTTGATCCACAGCTCGTCGTTGAGGCCGATGTCGGCCGACTCGGCACTGCCGGCGTCATAGACGTTGGTGGATGCGGTGTCGCCCGTGGAGGTGACCGCCTGCGCGATGCTGTACTTGGTGTTGAGGTCGAGCATACCCATGATGGTTCTCCTTAAACGACGCGGGCTTCGGTGGCCAGCAGTTGATCGACGGTGACGACCGGGACGCCCATGAAGCGCAGCGTGCCACCCTGGATGCCCGTCCCTTGGCCGGCGACGGAGCCGGGGCCGACGGAACCGTACTGATTCACCGCGTCGGTGAAGCTCAGGGCGTTCTGGCTCTTGTCGAGCGCGCCGATGGAAAGCATCTCCTTGACGGTGCGGGAAGCCAGGAACATCGGCGTGCCCATGCCCATGGACGGGATGCGGGCCAGCGCCTTGATCATCAGCTTGTTCAGCCAGGTCGCGGCGGTAATGGCCTGGGTGCCGGTCTGGCCGGTCAGATCGGAAACGTCGATGTTGGCGATCCGAACCGCGTAGCGCCAATCCTTGACGTGCAGGCCGAACTTCCACTTCCACAGCTCGGCGTAGGCGCGGAAGCGGTCGTTGTTCTCGTCGAACGCATCGATCTCGCCCAGGTCTTGCTGTTGCAGGCCGGCTTGAGAGCCCTTCGGGTAGATGCCGGAGATGGTGTTTTCACTCGCGACGATCAGCCACACCGAGGTGTTGTCCGAGCCGGTGCCGCCCGCATCAATGATGTTTGCGCCGCTGGTGGCAGACAGGCTGTTGTAGCGGGGGGTCAGGCCCAGCACGCCGTCGGGGTTGGACGACGTGTCGCCGTAGATCAGCTGTTGCGCGAAGGTCTGGTTCATCGCCTCGATGAACGCCAGGCCTTCGGACAGGCGATAGGCGGCGGAATTGCCGTTCAGGTCGGCCAGGTCCTTGTCGATCTCGTTGCGGCCTTCCGCCGTCGCGCACACATCCTCGATGGTGGCGCGGCCAGACTTGGACACCTTCACGCCGCGGTAAAAGCTGCGAAGCGTGACGGTGGGCAGGCCGGTACGAACGACGCCCTTGTGACCGGTGGGGAGGTTGCCTTCGATGAACGGCAGATAGGTGATGATCTCGTTGCTCTGGTTGAGCAGTTCCGCGACCGTTGCGACTTTGCCATCAGGGCCGAAGCTCTTGGCGATGTCGATCAGCGTGTTACGGCCGGCGGATACAAGCGGCATGGTTGCCATGGTGCAGTCCTTTCAGATCAGGATTTCGGGGTGTTGTCGTACAGCGCGGAGAGCCGATCAGCCGGCGACGGCGCGGCCTTGCCAGGGATGACCGAATCCTGGGAGATCGCCTTGCCTGCGCGCACAAACACGCGCAGAACTTCGGGGTGATTGCCAAGGCCGGTGTCGTTCAAGAGCTTCGTGAATTCCGGAGTGGCGAACTTGTCCAGCGCCGTTTTCGCGATGGCCAGGTTTTCGTCGAGCTTTTCGCCGCCGAACTCCTTGTCAGCCCGCGCGGATTCGGCCCATTCCTGGGTCATGGACTGCAGCGCGGCTGCTTGGCGCTCGGCGATGGCCGGGGCCATCACGTCAAGCACCTTCTGCGCCTTGTCCTGTGGCAGGTTCAACTCCTTGGCGACTTCCGAGAACTTGCCAATCACGCCGTCGTCGAGCACGTGGCCTTCGGGCGGAGTGAATTCGTAGGCTTTGGGCGCGCCTTCCGGGGCTTCGGCGGGCTTCTCTTCCGGCTTGGCGGCAGGCTCGGCCCCCTGCTCCCCCTGGCCTGCAGCAGCCTGACCTTCCGCCGTGGGCGGATCAGTCAGCAGCGTGCTGGGTTCGGGTGCGGCGGGGGCTTCGTTCGTCGCTTCGGTCATGGTCCAGGCTCTCCTTGTGCATCTCGATGTATCTGTCAGGGCAGTGCGTTTTCAAGTCGTCAATGATTCGCTGGCCCAGCCACTTGACGCCCTCCTTGAAGGCCATCGCGTGCGGGTTGAGGTCGAACGAAGACGCATCCACGGCGCTGCGCTTGAGCAGGTCGGCAACGAATCGCCGGCCTGCTTTGTTGCTCATGACCCGCTTCAGATCGTCGATCTCGACCCGACGGGCAGCCTCGGCGCGGTCAGGCTCTTCAGCTTCGGCCGGGTCCAGGGCGTCCATCGGGTTGTGCAGGTCCATGTGAGGCACGATACGGAGGGCGATTCACGGCACGCGCACCCCAAAGAAAAGCCCGGCGCTTGGCCGGGCTGGGTGCTGCGCAGGGCGGGATCAAGCCCCGACCCTTCGGGGATTGGGTTATCCCCGCGCACTCACGGGGGTTAGAAAGCA